TTTGTTTGTCTTCTGATTGTGTTTTTAGTGAGATAACTGCTTCATTATCAATATTCCTTGGTTTATGAACATAATAATCCATGAACACATCATCTCTGTCTGTTAAATTTATTTCGTTAAAAATCCGCACCTATTCTCCTCCTCAATTTTAATGTGTTTGAGACCAATTATCTCCTACTTGAGCTACCCCATCTAAAGGACACCTAAAGTTATAATATTCTCCTCCATCTACTATTGACTTGACTGATATTCTTTTTATTTCTTCTTCAGGAATCTCTTCTTGATTAAATTCTACTTGAAATTCGTCGTGAATATTTGCTACTAATTCCCAGTTCTCTCCTTCAGGATAACCATTGGACTCCATTAAATCCACGAATAAAACTAAAGCTTTCTTCATTACTATAGCTCCAGCAGACTGAAGAAGGGTATTTAAAGAGGCATAGGTACTCCGTACATGCAGAGGTCTTCCATCTAACCCGAAGAGTCCTCCTTGCACATTGACAACCTTCTCAACATCATTCTTCAAAGAAGCTAAGGCTGGGGTCTTTCTTAGGAATTTATATTTTAATTTCCTACCTTCTCTCTTTGAACCATTTACTATTGCTCCTATCTTAGCATCCCCCGCTCCATAAAGAAAAGCATAGATAAAAGTTTTAGCATTATTTCTAGTATCTAAACCAGCTGCTTTCTGATTCTCTGAATGAATATCTCCTTCTAAAATTATTTTCCCATATTTACCATTGTCATATTTTGCCATGTAGTGAGCTAAGCATCTAAGTTCTAACCCGGAGGCATCCACCCCTAATAATTTCCAACCTTCTCTAGCTTGAAATAAGCTCCTACACTCTTCTCCATAAGGAGCGTTGTTTGCTGGTACTTGTGATATATTAGGAGACATATGAGTCATTCTTCCTGTTACAGCACCATTAGTTATTACACTACCTCTAATTCTCCCATCTTTCTCTACATGTTTTAACCAAGCTGATTTACCATCAGATAACTGAGAGATTCTTTTAGAGATAGTCATATATTTAACTAACATTTCAGCTTCAGGATAAGGAAGGTCCTTTAAAATATCTTCATTGATTCTAGGTAGACCAGTGGGAGTAAACTCTTTGGGTTCCCAGTCATATATATCTTTTAACCTTTTAGCAATATGAGCTCTACTATTAGGGTTAAACTCTACTAATTCTATCTTCTGATAGACTCCTCCTTTTATATAACCGAAGTCCTTACGGTTAACTTTAGAAGTCTTAACATCACCTTTTTTCTTCCACCAACTACCAAAGGTCTCCAGAAGTTTAGGGTACATTTCTTCTCTTAAATCTATTAGTTTCTCGAAAAGTTTCTCTGCTTGTTTTTTATCAAAAGGGAAACCATTTAGCTCTTGTCTATGAATTATTTCAGCGACTCTATGCTCCAAGCCTACAGCTTCTTTATTTATTTTCTTAGAAGCTAAGTGGTCATAAAGAACCTTGGTTACTTTTACATCTTGTAGACAATAATCAGACATTTCTTGAGAAAATTCAGACCAATCAGTATTCTCTCCGAAATCTCCTTTTAATAAGCCTAAACGATACCCCCAAGCTTTTAAAGAATGTCGACCTCGGAGTTCTTTTGGGAGTTTTTTTGATTGAACTAAAGGTGCATCATCATTCATCAAATTAGTGTAGATTAACCTAGCCCAAACTAAAGTATCTATAGCTTTATCATATGTAAACCAGGGATAAAACTTTTTAATAACATCTATATCATATCCTATAATGTTATGTCCCCCTATGATTCTAGCTTCGTGAAGATATTTAATACCTTCTTCTACATCCTCTAAATCATAAGAATGATAAGAGTTATTTTTGGAGTCCCAAATACTTAAAGTATAAATGGTAGTAATCTCATCTAAATCTAAACCATCTGTCTCAATATCAAAAATCAGTAACCTGGTATCATTATTCATTTAAAGAAGCTCCTCTCCTCACTAGTTGTGCTAGTCTCCTCTTTGCTAGTAGGACTAGCTTTATATTATGGTAATATCTCATATTCCATAAGTCTTTTAATTTGTGCTCTTAGATATTTTTTGCTTCCATTATTATATATTTTAAAATCACATGGTATAAAATTAACATCTTTCTCTGTATTGGATGCTTCAGCTTCTAAGTTATAACCATCTCTACTCTTTCTCTTTTCTCTTTTAGATTTAATTTTAATGAGTATGAAATTCTTATCCTTCAAAAATACATACTCATTCACCATCCTAACATCAGGAACTACTAATTTATCGATAAAATTAATATGTCTCCACATATATTTTAGCCAGACATCTTTATCTATTCTTCTCATTGCTTCTCCTATATCTATTAAAAGTTTTCTATTCTTTGTTTCCATGTTAAAATATTTCTTTGCGATATCATAGATAGGACCAGCTAAAGGTTGGTTGAAAAAATCATAAGCTTCTCCTAAATACTTAGCAGCTGTAGATTTTCCAGACCTTTGTTTCCCTATTAAACCAATTCTAATAGGGGATTGCATAGTTATCTCCTTCTTTTTCGGGTTCTCCTTTAAGCTCATTCGAATTCTCATTATCTTTCTCCTCCTTCTCACTAGTCTCACTAGTCTCCCCAGTCTCACTAGTCTCACTAGTCTCACTAGTCTCACTAGTCTCACTAGTCTCACTAGTCTCACTAATCTCACTAGTCTCACTAGTCTCACTAGTCTCATCTATTACTGTAAAGTTATCACTAAAATCACTATTACTGGTGTGTGGTAGAAGTCTTCCAGTTTCATGAGAGTATTTAGCTTCTCCAGCCCAACCTGTGGTACCTGCAAACCTATTTTTTAATACTCTAAAAGTTGAAACATCAGGATTATCACCCTGTTGGTCTCTCTCTACTCCAATAACACTATCAGAAACATGCTTGATTGCTCCAGAACCTCTAAGTTGATTAGCGGTAACCCTGCCTCCCTCTTCATGAGACTTTTGATGTCCTTGAGGGTTCCTTAAGTGTGAAATTAAAATTATACCCACTCCTGTAGCTTCTACAATAGACCTTAAATTAGTCATAAGGTTATCAATAATTCTCCGTTCATTTCCTCCTTCAATACCAGAGACTGCTATACTAATATGGTCAAAAATAATGAAATCTACTTCAGCACCGGCACCAAAGAATTTAATTTTAGCTAAAAGATTAGTAGCCTCTAAAGAACCAAAGTGGTCATAAAAGAATAAATCTCCTGAATGTATAACATTTTCTAAACTATCTTTTTTATTCTCTTCAGATATTAATTCTGGGTCCAATAAGAAATCTGGAAGAGCTACATTATTATCCATTGCTATCCAAGATTTTATAGTCTTCTTAAAATTCTCTTCTAAAGCTATAGTTGCTATCTTCTGGTTATGGTTTTTAAACAAAAGGTATCCTATTTCTCTAGCTAATGTAGTTTTACCCATACCTGTACCAGAAGTGATAGTTGTAATTTCTCCTTTTCTTAAACCTCTTAATTTATCATTTAATTTTTGAAAGGGTATATCGTAGGAGAATGTGTTCTCTTCTTCGAATAACTCTTCATAAGATACATCAACACCAGCTACAATACCATCAGGTCTATATTCTTTAGCTTCAAAGATAACTTGTGCTATCTTAGAGCTTTCCCCTTTTTGAAGCATATCATTAGCATCCTCAAAAGGATGAAAGTTAGCTATCTTAGCTTTACCTGCTGTTATAATTTCAGCTACTTCTTGAGCAGCTTCTTTCCCGACTTTATCATTATCGAAAGCAATAACCACTTCTTTATATCCTTCAATAAACTCTAAGTTTTGTTTAACATATTTTAAGGCACTCTGTGCTCCATTGGGAACGGATACAGTAGCCCATTTATTATTAAATACTTGAGCTATAGACATACAATCAATTTCACCTTCAGTAATAACTAAGCGTTTACCATTCTTTCTCCAGAGATGTTGGCCGAAGAGCTGTAGAGCACCTCTAGAATTACCTCTCCATCTAAATTCTTTATCTTTAGTTCTAATATGTTGAGCTATAATTTGTCTGTTCTGGTTATAATAAGATGCTATTTGTACTGGTTCTCCTTTGCTAGTAGGACTAGCTTTATATATACCAATTCCATAATTATATTTTTCTACCGTTTCCTGAGAAATACCTCTATTTGTTAGTTTTTGGATTGATTGAATTTCTATTAAAGATGTCTCATGTTTCACTTTAGTAAATCCCCTCCTCGCTCTCTTATTTGTCCCATCATGTTCTGAAGGGAACCAAGTTTGACATGAGAAGCAGAAGGCGGAACCATTAGAATATATTGCTTTAGCATCTGAACTTCCACATGTTTCACAAGGCTCATGTCTTATAAAATCACCATTTTCATCCATTTAGCTCAGCTCCTCCCCCCTTCCTCGTTGGTCTTATAATTCCTCCTCACTAGCTGTGCTAGCCTCATTGGTCTCATCTTTTATAAAAACATATTTAGCTATATTCTTTCCATTATACAATTGCTTCTTTTTAGTCTTAATTGAGTGTCCCTCTTTTCTTAGATTATAAATATAAGCTGAGAGCCTTAGGGTTCCATACTCAACCATAGCTTCCTGAGCTGTGATAGTCCCTGTGCCTTTTAAATGCCTTAAAATCTTATCCTGAATGGTCATTAGTATAATACACCTAGTAACCTCTGATAATTCTCTTTACGGTCTACCATAACCTTCTGTGTCTCTTCTAATTCAGACATTAAGTTGTCTATTTTATTAATATCTTTTTCATGAATCTCTATTTGGTCAGATAAAGATGAGGATAAAGCTGAAACTTGAGCATCAATATAATCCTTTTCTATAGTTTCTTTGAAATCCTCTAAGCCTTCTGAAGTATTAAATCCAAGTTTATTTTTTAGTTGTTCTAACATTAATAACACTCTCCTCTTTAATTTTATTTTTCTTCTACTCCATCAATCTTTAAAATATCACTATCAGAACCCCTTACTGGTTCCTCTTCTATCCAGGCTTTCGGTATTAGTTTCTTAGCAAACTTAAAACCATATTGCTGACACCAGTCTCCATAACTAGTTTTAGAACCTTTATAAATCTTAACCTTAGGATTACTAAAAACAAATCTTAAGTCTAATTCTGGGAGCTGGTCCTGAACCCATAAATGTTTCTTTCTAGCATCCACTGTTAATCTACCTTTAGTTTCTATAATGATTCCATTAGGCAACAGAAAATCTGGAGTATATCTTCTCATCTTAGCTGGTTGTTCGAAGTTAATTGTTAA